GTGATTTGTTTTTGTTCATAAAAAACCGATTTTGTTTTCTTTGTTTTTATTTCTATTCCGTTGTCTCGTAATGCGTCTGCTCTTATTGTTTGTCGGGTTTGGTTGCGTTGTGTTACATACTTGTGCCCTAGGGTGTTGTTGCACTTGAAGCAAATGCCTCGAAGGTTGCTTGGTTCGTGTCCACCGCCTGCGTCTAGTGGTGTGATGTGATCTACTTGTGTTGATGGTGCGTTGTTGCACACCGTACAGATTGGTTGCTCTTGAAGTATGACCACCCTGTTTTTTAAGTATTCCGGGTCTTTGTGGGCGCGGCTCATAATGCGCTACCGCCCTCGCTTCGCTTCGGTTGGTTTCGTTTGTGATTGGTGATGTTGGTTGACATGCTTAGCCTCTCGTTGTTTTGTTTTATATTACATCGCTTGTTGACTGTGATTAGACCTAGTGCGCTAACCCCCCGTGCGCTGCCTTCAATCGCACTCCCTATGTCTTATGTCTTATTGCCTCACTCTGTATCGCTACAGCGTGATCTACCCTCGTTACCGAGTGTCACCAACTACCATGCAACAGGCTTAGGTCTATGCGTCAATCGTTATCGGTATTGCGGTCTAATTGGTGAATGATCACCTTGCCTAATTTTTATTAGACATGAACACATTCTGGCACCTGTGTATTCCACTATGTCGCCAGTTGTTTTATCACTCAAACCGTTTGTAAACATAATCTTTGCACCTTTGTCGTCAGTCATAATCCAACCAGTGCGATCACATGATGAACACAAATATTGTCGTAAATCTGCTGGGTCTGTGTTTACATATTTAGTCATGCTTGTAACGCCTCTATCACTTGCGATGCTTCTTTAACTGTTAACGCTTCAATGCTTGACACTTGTTTGCCGATCACTTTGTCAATGTATGGCATCATGTCAGCCGTGCCTATTTTCTTTGTGCCAAATAGTGCGCGTATCATTCCGCGCTGTTTAGGTGACGCGTAAGCGACTTGCGCGACTGTTTGTGTGTCACCGAATGGTTGTTCTAGGTCGTCTCGAATGGGTGTCACATTTGCTACTACCGCTGGCTGGCGTGCCTGTACCTCGTTGCGTGACGCTATTGACTTGCCTATGCCCATACCTAAGAAACCGAGCGCCCTGCCTAAACATGATGTGCTTGCGTTCATCATTTCGCTGCCTTTGGTGTACGGTGTGCGCCCCGGTATCGGCTCCCAACAGTACGCAACGGTAGGCAACATGTCGTCAGCGGTGCGCCAAACGGTGCAACTAATCTCAACATATTGCTGACTATCTACCGTCACGATTATCGGCTTTGTTTCTTGTATGCGCAGATCAGGCCAACGCTTTAACGCTTCAGCCAGTCTGGTCGGTACATCTACATAATCGCCTAAGTTAAATGCGTTCATGATCGGTTTAACCGGTTGAGTGCCGTTGTCGCCAATTCGCCAACCTGAAATTTCATCTCATCAAGTAAGCAGCGACATTCTTGCAGGTCTTGAATAGTTTTAATTAACAGTCGTTCTACCCTGCGATTGTTTTCTGTCAGTATCTCGTTTTTTTGTCGCGCGATAATTAACTCATCAACTAAATATTCGCGCGTTGCGTTTGCTTCGTCAAAGTCGGTCATACGCACCGCCAGACGATTGCTTCATTGCCAGCGCGTGTAAGCCGGCGTAAACCGCTGTCAACTACTAGACCGTCTTTAACTAATGTGCCTCGAGTCGGCCTGACCGTGTTGCCGGACATGTTTAACGCTGTTTCTATTTCCTCGTCAGTTGCAGGCCGACCCAGTAGGTAGGCGTGTACTCGCTGACGCTTTTTGCCTGTCTTGGGTTTTACTTTGTGTGCTGCATCACGACTTGTTTGCTGTGCGTCTACCGCAACGATTACGACATTGCGATCTACCGCTGGTCGATAACTGATGCCAGCCAAACCGATTGTTTGTGTAAACATTTCTAGTTGATCAGTTTGTTGCACGATGAACCAACTGGTCTAGTCTGCGTACTTCGGACTCCAGGTCTTTGCAGCGTTGTTCAAGTTCGCTGATGATGCCCATGAGGTAACGCACCTCTACTTCCAATGTGCGTTCGCTAACGACTGGCATTTTGCTGATCTGTTCGCCAATCATTTTGAATTCGCGCATTCGAGCCATTGTCTGCTCGTGTTGTTTTTCCATTTGCATAGCAAACACTTCGTCATATTCGTTCTCGGTCATTTTTGTTACCTTTCGTTTAGGTGTGTAGGAATATAGCAGACAGTAGTCGCACGGTTAATAAACCGAACACAATAAAGAAACACAGGTCTACAAGTTGTTTGTCTAGTTGCCCCATGCAGACCACCCGACCTTGCTGTAGATCAGTCGAGCGGCGCGCAAATTAGTCAACGCATCTAACAATGGTGCTTGCGTACAAATGCGCATTTGCTTACATATCAGGCCGTCATAATTTTTATGGGTTGGTAGCCAATGCACACCGTTAATTTGCAATAGTCCGCTGTCTGATCTGTGAGACCATTCCGACACGCCAGTAATGTTGCAATTTTTATCTACCATGTCACCGCCGGCACGATTAGGGCAACAGCCAGACTCGCGCAACGCGTACTTGGTCAGTTGCGGTATCTGCTCAGCAGACCAGCCTGCCTGTAGCGCCAGCGCTGGTAGCCATGAGCAGTCCCCATGCTTATACACAGGCTGTGCAGGCACTGTGGTGGTCACTGGTGGCACATAACGCCATAAATCGGCTTGGTACTGTCCTAGACCGCCTATAAGCGCGTATGGCGCGTCTGTAGGCGTGTCTGACATGTCGGGCGTGGGTTGCGGTATCTGGCTGACACCGACAGTGATTGCGGATAACGCAAACGCAATAATAAGTTTGATGATGAGTGGCATAAGGCCTCGACTTTCTCGGTCAAGACCACCCTACACAGGTTTTTTAGTCACCTGTGGGATTACGCCAAACACCTTATCCCAAGCCTGTTTAGCAAGTTCTGGACTGTGGCAAATTACTGGATTTACTTCAATGTGATACCAGTCGCCCTGATGATATGTGCCGGGTCGCCATGCAGCGCGGTCACATTTCCATGTGCGATTTAGCGCGTAGTCAATAACAAGTTCAATGCCGAGTGTGTCTGCGTTTTCTAACAATTTGATCATGTAAGCAAGCGAGCGTTGCCGACCCATATAGATTGCTTTGCCGGGTTCGTTTGGCACCATTCGATAAGACAAATCAACTGCTACGCCTTTGGCGTGGTTGCTGACAATGCCGGGTTTGCCTCGTACATCGCGCACTACCCAACTGCCGTTATTCCATAGGCAACCTTCGCTGTGTTTTATTGCGCGCGTAATCCAAATATCCATGCCAGCCAATGGGCCTGCCGTGACTGGCGCTGCGTTAACTGTGTACGGTTTTATTGTTTGTCTTTGTCGTCAGGTATAAACATGCACGCTAGATCAGGGTCGCCAATTTTTGTGCTAATCCATGCAAGCACACTTGCAACTACTGGTACAAGTAGACCGATAAGTACCGGGTCAACATTGTTTCGAGACAGCACATAAATGAATATGCCTAACAAACCGCCCTTAGTTGTTTGGTCGCCTATTTGTCTGTGCGATTTGTTAATTTTTTTGTTATTCATAAATTACCCATGTTTGTGTTGCCTCGTCCCAGTATGTGTCCGGCGGCGCTGGCGGTTGTGGCACTGGTGGTTGCCAAATGTCGTTGCCGTCTAATGTCCATGACGGATACGGTTGTGGTGCAATAAAATTTTGTTTAATTGCATCGTAGGTATAGCCAATGCCTGCATAATTTTTGCCTGCAGTGTTCATGTATGTTTGCACCCATTCGCCGCCAAGTAAATCTTGACAGAATTGCGCGCCGTCAACAATGTCATCACCAACGCAAGTTACTTGCGTAACTATGTCGTCAACTATTTGTGCAAAGTAAGCCATTAAAAAGTTATGGTTCCGCTACCAGTAAAAGTGTAAACAGTTCCGCTGACGGTCGGTGATCCTGTAGTCGATGCAGCAACAGCACCAGCGTCAATAATTACCACACCCGACCCGCCCGCAAAACCGCCTATTGTCGCACTGTTTGATGCGCCACCGCCGCCACCTTTGTTTGCTGAGCCTGCACTATTTGTGCCGCCACCACCATTTCCGCCAGTACCTGTAGTCGTGCCACCGCCACCGCCCCCACCTGCGTAATAAACATTCGACCCAGTTATAGCAACTTGCACGCCAACGCCACCATTGCCACCGGGAACAACATTGTATTCACCATTAACTGACGCGCCGATTGCCCCAGCGCCACCACCGCCTGCGCCAGCACCGTTATCAAGTGCGCTGTTAGCAATACCGCCTGCATAGCCTTGATTGGCTGTACCAGTACCACCGCTAATTTGATTGGTGTCTGACCCACCTGCGCCACCACCCGACCCACCGTTACCGCCGTTGACAGCGTAACAACCGCCAAAACCGCCACCGTTTGATGTGATAGTTGTAAGCCCTGTACCGCTGATACTTGAATTATTGCCAACTGTCCCAACATTATTACCTGGGATTGTTCCACCAGCACCGCCAGCCCCGACAACAATTGTGTATGTCGTGCCAGCAACGAGCAACACTGGAGTTTCTAAACTGCCACCGCCACCAGTATTTGTTACCGTGCTTCGAAGGCCGCCTGCCGCGCCACCGCCACCGTGCCATCGACTACCAGCGCCACCGCCACCAGCAACAACTAAATAATTTGCAAGAAGTGCACCTGCGTGTGGGCTTGCAAGAATTTGCATAACTTATGCTTTAAGATTGCCGACAACCACCCAAGTGTTGGTATCGGTCTTGACACAAGTTGCAACCGCATATTGCGCGTTTAATTTAAGTTTTGCGCCGTCACTATTAAGCGTCACACCCGACCCGGCAACAATCGTTGTAGCGCCCGCGCCAAGTTGCATAATGTTTAACTGTGTGCCGATACCGAACGCCACACTGCTATTAGGTGGCACAGTAAAATTGTTTGCACTGGCATTCGACATAGTTACTAACTTGCCGTCATCAGTTAATACAGCCGTGTAACTGGCTGTCTGTGCGTTAATTGCGATCATTGCGGTTGCCAGCGCGTTACATTCGGCAGCCGTTAAAATTTGGTTTGCGACGAATACTTCTCTAGTTGCCATATATTCTCCTTAGGTTAATGCGTTTGTGCTGTCAATTACGCCATAGGTCTCGTTGTCTAATATGAGCGCCGAATAGACCGCTACTTGCGATGTGTATAGCGTTATTCGATGACCTTGAGACACCGTGATGTTGTGGTCTATGCCTTCAATGGATAGCGATTGAGTGATCGTTGCCGGGGTTGAATTGGCGAACGATTTGGTGACTGTAATTGTGTCGCCTATTTCTAACGCAGCCAGCGTGGTTTTTTGTGCGTTACTCAGCGTGTTAAAATTTGTGCTGATGCTGTTAAAGCGTGGCAAAGGTATTGGGTCTAGTAGGTAGGTTGCCAGTGTTGCGGCTTGCCCGTCAGTAGATAGCAGGCTGTCGCTGATGACGGTGCGTTGCGTAAAATATTGGCTGATGCTTGCGCTGTTTGTGGCAGTCTGGGCAGTACCGCCAACTTCAATAGTGACAGCCGCCGAGTTAATAACTGATTGCTGATCGAATTGGATATGAAACTCGTCGTAGTCTGCACCAGCACCGTTGTCGTCAAATGTGATACTTGACGGACTTAATGTTCCGCCAATGCGCGGTTGAAATGTCAAATAATTTGTATTGGCTGCTACAAACACTCGACCTTGTTCGGCTTTGTTTATGCGAGAAATATATGTGAACACATTTGAACCGTCAGCGATCGTGTAATCGCCAAGCGTTGCGACTGGTGATGCAGTGATGTTGCGATTTGTTGCCGAATATGCGACCGCTGGATTGTCAAGAATTGTTGTCAAACGCGCCGATGATGTTTGCACCGTTGTTGCAGTTTCAGTCAACGCGGTTTGTGCCAATGTATAAATGTCGTCAGCGCACGCAATGTTATAGATCGTGTTGCCACCCAACGGGTAGGTCACATTGTATGAAGTGACTTTGCCTTGAAATAAATAAGTGCCGTTGCGTGACAGTCGAATGGCGCGCAATGGTGCAAGACCGGGTTGCTCGGTTTTGTTGTTGTAGTACGGTGACGCAGTGTTAAATGGTGACAGCGTTGACGCGCTGGCGACTTGAAACATTGACACAAACATTGTGCCGGCACCGAATTCGTCTAGCGTTTGTTTACGACCGCGCGACACCGTGACCGCATTACAGAATGTTGTTATGTCGTTAAAGTCCTCGCCGTCACCGTCAAGCGTGCCGACATCTAACAGACTGTCATCTAAATAAAATGCGCTTGAGTCGTAACCTGACGACAGTTCAATTTTGTAATCGCCACCGCTGACAATCGTTGCCATTACCTGAGCGCCACCAAATCACCAATATTTTGTTTGTATTGAATTAACGAATTATAGACGGCCTGACCGATCGCGGCGCTTGTCTCAATACCGCCATTGACATTGACCACGATGCTTTCACGATTGGCAATGCGTTCTTGAATACCGCCAACGATTGACGGCACACCGCCACTGCCAACACTTGAACCAGCGCCAGCGCCGGCACCGCTAGACCCACCAGACCCACCAGAGCCACCAGTGTTAGTGCCAGGCAATGGTGCGCTAGGTGTCACGATCGTAGGCATAGACGCTGTTACAAAGCCTGTGCCGCCTTCTCGAGCCATACCCGAGCCAACTGCAGCCGCGCCACTACCATTGCCGATTGTTGGCAATGACAGTTTAGGCACTTTGCTTATATCAGTAAATGGGCTAATTAAGTTGATGCCGTCAATTAGCGTGTTGATCATGCTGATGTAAACATTGGCAAACCGTTGAAATCCCGTTATTAAAAAATTAAGTACGCCATTGACAACATCGCGAAATACTTGAAATTTGTTGTATGCGTAAATAATGCCAACCACAAGCGCTGCGACACCTGCCGCTATTGCTGTAAACGGGTTTAATGCCATAGCAAAGTTGACAGCCATGATCGCCACCGAAATTGCTGTAATTGCGCCGGCAATGGCAAGAAACGCTTGCGGATTTTTTTGTGCCCAGTCAGCAAACTTTTGCAACACTGGCAATACTTTCATCACAACTGGTAGCAGTGCCGCGCCGATACTTTCTTGCGTTTCGCTTATGCTGTTTTTTAGTATCTTAAATTTGCCTGCTGCCGTGTCAGCGGCGACTGCTGCAGCGCCACCAAAGTTGTCAGACAATACAGACATCACCGTGTCAAGTGACGCGCCTTCTTTAATCAAGGCCGCCATTTCTGGTGACAATGCTTTAAGACCTTTCATGTTGCCAGCAAAGGCTTTACTCAAAGCATCACTTACTTCAGATAACGACTTATTTGACGAAACTGCAATATCTTGCGCCAGCGTTAATGCTTCAGTGGCTTTAGCGACATCATGTGTGCCCAATAACAAACTGGCAAACGCTGGCCTCAAATCTGAGTCAGCCGTACCGCTTGCTCGACTCATGGCAGCGATCATGTCCTCAGTCGCTTTGACTTGCTCCATTGTTGCGCCAATAGTGTTTTGCATTGTCTTAGCAAGTTGTGCTTGTTGCGCTTCGTCTTCCATTGCAGCGTTAGCCGCCAAAGTTAACGCAGCAGTAACACCAGCGAGTGCAGCCGCTGCCGGAACAGCCGCTTTTTTAATTGCGAATTGTGCTTTTTCGCCGACAGTTTCTAATTGCTTAAATTCTGCAATGGCTTTAGCGATACCTTTGCCGTCATACTCGCTAATAATCGGAATAGATAAAGCCATCAGATACCTCGTTGAACTTGTCGCGCTGCTTCAGCAATCGTCTTTTTTAATTCTGCTTCAATACCTCTACGCGCTTTATACACCGCTGGCCCAATTAGTCGAGTGCGACCAGTGTGTACTGGCATACCCACACGACTTAAACTCGTGTCAAGTTTGTTGCCGTTGGCTCGGCCTGCCGTTTCAAAGATCGCAGTCGCCGGGTCTTTTTGCTCAATTAAAATTACGCCAACAGCGTTGCGTCTAGTGTCAAATCTCATGCGTACACCGCGTCGCGCTTTAGCGACAGTAAATGGGAACAGTTGTCGGTTGCCTTGTGTCCATTTGTTTGACATGCCTGACAATGGCACGACCGTGTAAGAGTTTTGCGCTGCCGCTATTGCTGGTTGTGATATTGCGATTGCATCAGTCTTAAATTGTTTTTGCAATTCAGGGTCAAGTTTACGCAACTGGTTGATTGTGTTTTTTACACCGACAACTCCAATTCTGGTATCTACACTCATCGGCGTTGCTTATTCATGATGTATGCAACTGTTGCAAGATCGCGCGAGTCAAATTCAATATGCGCTGGCCAGTACCCTACTTGCACAAGCATTTCTGCTAACTGCCTTCGGTAACTGCCAACGCCGTAGGGTTTGGGTCTGTCTGATCTACCGCGTTAATTTCTAGATCAGGGTTTGCTTTAACCCATTTGCGCCAAGTGTCCGGCAATGTGTCGCCACGAACTTGCAAGATCAGATATGCCCAGCAACATAGATCGCTGTAGCCAATGCCTTTGCCATCGGATACTTTGCGATTTTCTAATTTTTCCCATTCGCAAACCACATACATATTTGTAGTGAGTTCTACGGCTGGTGTGCCGTTGTTGTATTCAACTTTTAATTTGACTCTCATGCGTGTACCTTCCCGGTTGGTCTTGTTGTTTTAGTTCTCAGCGGCCAGAGCCGCGCGATCATGCGACCGCTTTAGTTAATACGCCACCAGCGAACGACAATGTGATCGTGGACAATTCGCCCAGCGATGCGTTAATAGGTGTGTGTGACTCGAGATAGCACCCTGTCAGCGTGTAACTAGGATTTGTTGCGCTGACTGCGGCGCTCGTAGGTTTTAACACGATTGTTGTTGTTATTCCAACTAAACCGAAAATTGTTGCTTCGGTTTCTGACGACGCATACGACTGGTATAACTCAACTTCAATGCTGTTGTTTTGCAACGATGTAACTGACGAACCACCAAACTTGCGTGCGGTGTCACCAAACGCAGTGGTTTCTAACTGCTCGTAAACATAGTTAACTGTGGCGCTGGTGCACTGATCTTGCAAGTCAACGCTATTAATCGTTACTGTCGGGTTTGATAAATAAACTGTGGTCGCCATAGTCGTTAATCCTCTGTGTCTGTAGTTATAGTTTTAGCAGATTTTGTCGGCTTATGTACGGATAGGTGCCCAGCCTCAACAAGAAACAATAGGTCTGTGTCAAGTGTGCCTAGATCGCTGTCTTTGAGTATGTCGCCACGCTTCAGACCGTTTAGACGGTCGCTGGTGACTATGTAGGTGGTCATGTTGTGCTCGCTTTCATTTGTATGTTTAACGACAATGCCGGGTAGTCGACACCGCCGATAGTGAGTGTGGTTGGTCTGCCGTCAGTTACCGCAACTTTGGCTGCCAAGACTTTGGCTGCGACATTGAGCGCGTTGCGGTATGCGTCAGCGTTAGACGGCCCGAGACTGATCACGGTGACTGGTATTGAGATGTCAACAATGTTTGCATTAAATGCTGTAAATGACATTGCGTCAAGTAGCACGCATGGTGGCTGTAAGTTGCGTGGGTCTGTGACGCACACTAAACCTGTGACTGCGTTTAATGTTGTAGCAAGATTATTTATAGCCGTGTTAAATAGATCGGTATATGTTTGCGCCGCCATTATGCGACCTGCGGTCTGTCAATCCCCAACAACTGTTTAACAATCGGTGACAGGCCGTTAGTCGAGCCTTGCGACATGCCGTCAAATGATGCAAAGTCGCTGATGCCGCCGCGCTGGCGATACAACGCCGAACCATACATGATCGTCGCCAGCGTGACATCACCGCTAGGCGATGTAGTCAGACTGTCAAAATATCCGCATTCTTGTCGTCTGCGATAACAAAACACATTTGCAGCGCTTGCACATTGCGTCACAAATGTTGTGTCATCAGCCGTCGCTGTCGCAATGCCCAGATAAGTCAAAATTTGTGCAGCCGTAACCCATGTGCATGTTTGCGTGTAGGCGACTGTGCCTGTAAAGATTTTTACAAACTCAACATTTGACCCGGTGCACGCAAACAATAATTGGTTAGGTACTGGCTGAGTTATGTCATATTGAAATTCGCCAGTGGTCGAGTCAACGCCGCTTAATAAAAACGCTGGCATTTCAAGCACAGTAAATGTGCCGTTAAATGGTGCACCTAACGATGCAACCGTAATTGACTGACCAACAATTATTTCGGTAGGCTCAAGCGTGCTGATGCACGCATAGTTACTTAGTAATTGTTTGCTGGCTGTGTTGTAGGTAGTCATTGGCGGTTACGCCGCCTCTCGACTAGGCCTGTGTGATCTTTTGGATCATGTCACCGTTGGCTTTGAATGTGCAGAAGTAACCGTATGTGGATATTGCACGCGTCAAGGTTGCTGGTGCGTCAATGCTCAAGATGCCTTGTTGTGCTTCGTAGATTTCAAAGCCGATGTCTTTCATGATGATCATTGTCTTTGCAGCAAAGTTATTATCAACAACAAGTTTGAGACCAAGTGGGCCGTAATTGTTGTCGTTGTTTGTGCCAAGTTGTGTATTGCCTACACCGATTGAGTTAACACCCTGCAAACCTGGGCCACCGTAGTTGGCAAACAATGGTCGGCCAGTTGAGTCAGGCAGTTTCATTAGTTTTGCCCATGTTGCTGGGTCAACAAACATGTGTGTTGGCAACATGTTGTTAGCACCAAGTGTTACGGCTGCTGCGTCATAAATGCTTGTAAACAAGTCTGCTGCTGTCAAGTCCCATTCGCCAGCTGATGTTGCTGCAGTCAACAAGTTGTCTGCTGCTTCGTTGTCGGTTGCGACCATGTATTCGCCAAGCATGTCATTGATAACAATTTGCAATGCAGCCGGATCTGTAAAGTCGATTGTCTGGTAACTGATGTTTTGGGTCGCTCCGAAAGTTTTCTTTGTGACCGTGTTGTTTGCGATCACCATTGTTGTTGCCGACAATGACGAACCCTCGGTCTGCGCTGCAGCCGAAGTGTGTGTCGTAATTGTTGGTCGGTTAAATGTTGACGACGGTGTTGACGGCATTGCGCGTGCACCAAGTGCTGCGACAACTGGTCGCATAAAGTTGATGTCTTGAAACACTGGCCCTAACTCGACTCGTGTAAGCAAGCCGGGCACTGATGTCAAAAATTCGTCGCCAGCTGCTGCTTCAAGTGGTGACTTGTGCCAGTTGCGGTAGTCAATAAAGTTTTGTTGCGCTTTGACCCAATTTGCGCCGCCTTCGTAGAATGCGGCCATATATTCCCAACGCGAAATTAAACGCGGCTCACGCTTTGCTTCTGCAAATATTGGCGCGGTCGGTGTGATTACTTCTGGTGTTGGCACTGCTGCTGCTGCTGTTACTTCGCTCATAATTTTCTCCTGTGTAGGTATAACTTTATTTAACTCTATTTCTGACTCTGTTTGTGGGATACTGGCTGCGACTTGTGTGATCACTGACCCGGCAAACGCTGGTTGGCTGACTAGCGACAATTCAAGCCAGTCGGCCGCCTCAATTAGCATCACGCCAGCCTCATCAAACTTAAATTTGGTGGGAGCTACGCCGACACTAACCTCACTGATCGTGCCGTCACTGGCAAGCACCAATGCCTCATCGCCGAGTCGAGTGGCGCTAACTGTGGCAACAAACATCATTGCATCACCTGTGTCAACACGCTCAGTAACTTGACCGATAATTTGTGTTGCGTCATGCTGCATATACAACTTAGGTTTGCGACCTGCAGCCGATAGCGAGCCTTTCAAGAATTTGACTTGTGTGCCGTCGCTTACTGTGGCGACTACATCGTATTGTATTGCAACACCGCTGATAGATCGGCGTGGCTGACCGTCAGCCTGCGCCGCATCTACCGTGATCTGTGAGGGAACTAATTTGATCATGATTGCGATACTACATCAGTCGGCATTGGCATATCTGACATTTGCTCGGTGTAACTGCCTTCAAGATACGCGTCAGAGTCAAACTCAACATAAGTGCCGTTAGGCAAAACATTGTTCATGCTTAATGTTGACGCTATGCAGTCGGCGTATGCGCGGACACCAAAATTCCATAGATCGGCGCGCGCTTCACTGCTTGACTGGTACGAATAACTGCCGACCGATATGCCAGCCAAATATGGCGGTATGTTGCAAAGTCGCGCCATTTCCATTGCCTCATATTCGCTACTAGCAACCAGCAACATTTTGTCTGGCGACATTAGCGTTTCTTGATACACGACAAATTCGTTTAGCGCTGCCGTTTGATTGGTTTCGCGTGCCTTGTTGAACGCTTGTGCCATGTCAGATAGTTCTTGCGCGCTCATTGGCTCGCCACCAGTCTGACGCAGAATGCCTGCCGGGATTGACGACGACGCATTGCGGTAGCGTGCCGCCTCAAGTTTTAACGCTGTCGCTACCGCCTGTGTTGACTGGTAGACGATGCCCTGTATCGGTGACAAGAATTGTATGACATTTGCTGAGTCAAGTTTTTCGCCGGCAAAATAAAGTTGGTTAGACGGCCCAAAAAATACGGGGCCCGGCTGATCTTGTCGAGTCACATTTGCGAACGGTAGACGATCAAACGATGCCGGGTATCCGTCAGCGGTGCGACTGGTCACAAATAAATATGCTGCACCGTAAAAAAATAGATCGTCAAATAGCCATGACAATAAAAAATTATTCGTAACGCTTGGCGAGATGCGACGCAACCATGATCGCGGTGCGATATACACCTTTTCCATTTCGTTGCCGTTCCACATTTCGTTATACATACGCAACTGCATACAGCCAATGACCGATGCCATAAGATCGCGCGCTCGACTAACGGTCGGCACACTGATCGCATTGTTGCGCGACTGTCCCTCAAAATACTGATAATACTTGCCAACAGAATTAGCGCCACCATAACTACCAGCCGCAGCCGCTTTAGTCACTGGTTCACTATCGGCCTTTAATGGTTTGCCAGATATAAATTCAATGAGTGTTCTAGGCATGATCAAAGTATGCCACGCATTAGCGCGTCAGTGTTGTATTAGGTGCGCGCCGTAAAACAACCGAGAAAGCAGAAAGACGGCGCGCCACCCGTCAACACATTAGCCGTTAGCGACCACGATCATTGGCTTGCCCGAGCTGGTTGGTCGTGACGCAAGCGCTGCAGCCCACACCATGCATCGTGCCAACTCGATAGGGCCGGGTGATCGTTGGCTAGATAGTGCAATGCTGTTTTGTGATCTAACCGCAACTGCGCGTTGCACATGTTCGGCAAGCATTTGTTCGCCAGTGTGCACAATAAGTTTTTCGCCAATCATGGCTTTGATGCGTGGCGTGAATTTGAGTATTTCGCCGTAGCCGACCACAATGCGTTTGCGTTCTAATGCGACAGGCCAATGCAGGTCAATCGTAGGTGTAATGGCAAACCGTACATTGCCGGTGTTGCACAGTCGGTCTACTTCGGTCATGACTTGGTCAAATGTGTCTACCACGAATTCGACTGTGACGGCGGTGCGATGATCAGGTAGGACTACGCATCTGACACCGAAGTATCTTGAGTCGTCTAGCGCGCATTCAATGGCGACCGTGCCGCCGTCTGGTATCGGGTCGGTGTAATGCAACGCTGGCCAAATGCCTGGCTGTATCCATGCCTTGTCACTAGCAACCCATAGGTTGCAACTGGCGCGCAAGAATGACGCACGATCAGGGTTTTCGGACTCGGCTTCAATAGTTTTCATTGTCAGTGTTGTGCCCAGCGCAGGGTTTGACCATGCCCACGACGCCGGGTCAAGCGGTGACATATCTGGCGGTGGTGACCATTCCGCAAAATAGAAACTACTTGTATGCCCTGTGTCAATAGCGCGCAAACCTTGTTCACGCCATTTAAGCATTGCGGTACTTGCTTCAGTGCCAGCCGTTGACCAAAGCGATAACAGCGGTGATCGTTTGGCGCGTTGCGCTGGTATCAAACCGCCGTCAACGACATCGCGCCCAATGTCCCACATTTCGTCAGCCACAATAAGATCGCATGACATACCGTGACCAACAGAATTGTTTGCAGCACGCACAAACCATTTACTACCGTCAGGCATTGTCACCGAATTACGACCGTAAGATTTCATCAAATATGCGTCAAAATATTTGTTTAAGATCGGCGCAAGATTGTCAAACAACATGACCGCCAAATCCAGTCGATGCGCAACCGTCAACACAGTTTGCTTAGCACCACGCATTTTAGGCATCTCAGTAAGCCACCAGCCGACCAGCGCCATAAGCGCAACGGTCTTGCCGTTCTGTCGAGCCGTAGAAACAAGCGAAACACGGTTAACTAAATCTTGATCATTGTCAAACAACAGTTGA